GGTTTCGCTCGACCCCTCATCTTTTTTAGTCAGACCATTTGATGTTGCGTTTCGTTTCGTTATTTGATAGACCTTAAGTATGGCAGATCAATACGTACCTAAAGCATTTGGTGTAGATATAATTAGAAACTTTGGACCAACTATAGTTAAGACAGAACTACCATTAGAAATGATTGAAGATTTTAATAAAGATTGCACCGACATATTAGATAGTAAAAAACAAAAGACAGATTACAGCAATGATCTTGCAGGTAGGGTTGAAGAAGAATTTTTAATAAGTAAAGATGTACTAAGTAAATATAATACTTATATAGCGGCAGTTGCTAGTAGGTTGTTGTTTCCAACAGCAGAAGAATTTGAAGCAAACAAAAATAAATTTCAAGCAGGTATAAATAGTGGTTGGTACGTAAGACAATATGAAAGCGACTATAACCCAAGACACTGGCATACTGGCTGTCAAATAAGTTGTGTAGGATATTTAAAACTACCAGAAGATTACGAAGAAACACAAAAGATAGAAAGCCAAGATCACAACCCTGCAATGGGATATATAACATTTCATTATGGTTCTATGTTGTTAACCAATATTAACAGTATGAAATTTGAACCAAAGGTAGGCGATTTTTATATGTTTCCAAGTTGGTTAGAGCATAGTGTAAACCCATTTAGAAGTAAGTATAAAGCACCAGATCCTAAAGGTGAAAGACGTAGTTTTAGTATGAACGTTATATTTAAAAACACATGAACATTAAACAATTAGCTATAAAAGATATTACACCTTACGCAAATAACCCACGTAAGAACGATAGAAGTTTACCTAAAGTAAAAGCAAGTATAAAAGAATTTGGTTTTAAACAACCTATAGTTGTAGACAAAGAAAACGTTATTATAGTTGGACACACTCGTTACCATGCAAGTTTAGATTTAGGTTTAAAAAAAGTACCAGTATTAGTTGCTAGTGATTTAACTGATGCACAAGTAAAAGCATATCGTATTGCAGATAACAAAGTGTCAGAAGATAGTGAATGGGATATTGATTTACTTAAATTAGAATTAGGTGAAATAGATAAAAGCAATATTGCTGTAGATATAACTGGTTTTAGTAAAGCAGAAATAGAAAGTTTAAATTTAGATACTGCAAACATGACAAGTGGTTTAAGTAATATATCTGATGAAAGTGAAAACAACGAAGATAGTGTTTATCAAAGTGTAACAGATGAACTTGCAGATGATTATGTAAATATAAACTTTACTATGAAATCTAGTGAAAGAAAAAAAGTGTTTAATATAATTAACTTAATAAAAACTAAAGAAGGGTACGCAACAAGTAGTGAAGCTCTAATAAAGCTGTGTAACGATTACAATGACTAAAAACTTTTTTAAATATGAATTAACTCATAATGTATTAGCTGATATGACTGACGATCAACATCCTACAATATTAAGGGGTATGGTTAACGATAGATGGGAACTAGAAAATAACGGAACACACATGGGCTATATTTTAGAAGGTACAGCAATACTAATAGATAATAAAACAAATATAAATATAGAACTACAAGCAGGTATGTATTTCCAATTACCAAATGATGGTAGTGTAAATATAAATGGTAGAGGTATTGTTATAACTAGAATTAATTATAATGGTTTATTTAAAGTTGGTGGACCAATAGAACATAAAGGCAGAATGAAATATATAGATGGGTGTACTGATACACTATTGCTTGACCCAGTATTGTTAGGCGACCCATGTTTAAATGGTTTATATTTTATTCCTAATATTTTACAAACACAACACACACATCCAAGCATGCGTGTAGGTATTGTAGTACAAGGCAGGGGTGAATGTATCGTGCCTAAGACTGGTACAATGACACAAGAAGATTCTAAATATATGCAAGGCATAGATGCAAAAGACAGAGATCAAACAAAAAAATTTAATGAACTATTTGATAAAATAGAATTAAAAGTAGGTACAACATTTGTAATACCTACTGATTGTTGGCACAGTTTTAGAACATTTGCAGATAAAGAAGGTAAAGAAACTACTATGACTGTTATTGCATATCATCCAGATAGTGATTTTGGTCCTACACACGAAGATCATCCAATGATTAATAGAACGTGGGTAGATGGTGTACCTGCAAATGAAATAAAAGATATACAAACAAAGGAACTTACATGATTAAAAAAATAATAGATTGGTTTTATGGCAATACTAAAAAAACAAAACCTAGAAAAAAACGTTCTAGAACTAGCATACGAAAGACTAAATAACGTATTCGACCAATTCGATACTGTTAGTGTTTCGTTTAGTGGTGGCAAAGATAGTACAGCTTGTTTAAATCTTACGTTAGAAGTAGCACGTCAACGTGGTAGGTTACCACTGGATGTTATATTCTTTGATGAAGAAGCTATACCATATCAGACAGAAGAATATTGTAGACGTGTTTCACAAATGAAAGATATTAATTTTCGTTGGTTATGTGTGCCTATAGTGCATCGCAATGCTTGTAGTAGAAAACAACCCTATTGGTATCCGTGGGGTACAGAAGATAAAGACAAGTGGGTAAGACCACTACCACCAGAAGCAATAACTAAAATAGATAATTATAATTCAGATGTACCTAGTGCAAGGTTAGGTATACCGATGATAAGCCCATTGTTATACCCAGTAGAAAAATATGGTCGTACTGCAATGATACTTGGCATACGTGCTGACGAAAGTTTAACAAGGTACAGAGCTGTTGCACAAAAAACAGTTGAGAATTATATAATACAACCTAAAGAAGAAATAAATTTACAAGAAGCAATAGATAACAAGGTAGATATAACTAGATTTGCAACACGCAAACTATCGTCTACTGGAAAACAAAAAAATTTATGTAATAATGTTGGACACATATTTAAAGCATATCCAGTTTATGATTGGCAAACTGTTGATATATGGACAGGACCAAAAAAATTTGGTTGGGATTATAATACTGCTTATGATGTTATGGAAAAAATAGGCATGACTCATTCAGCACAAAGATGTGCGCCCCCATTTGGTGAAGAACCATTGCAAGGGTTATGGACCTTTGCTCAATGTTTTCCTGATATATGGGATAAGATGTGTTACAGAGTTAAAGGTGCTAATACAGCGGCACGTCATGCGTTAAGTGTTTTATACAGCAATCGCAAACAACCAGAAAAACCAGATGGTATGTCATGGCAAGAATATATTGAGTATTGGATTAGAAAGTTTCCTAACAAAGAACAAGGTATGATTGCTGAACGTATAAAAAGCTACATTAATTTGCATTATAAAAAAACTAAAGACCCCATATTAGATAAAACACCACATCCAATAACTGGTATTTGTTGGCAATTCTTATTAAAGATTGCAGTACGTGGCGATTTTAAAGGTAGAAAAGCACCTGCATTTTTTAATAAAGAACATTTAAAAGAATATGAATCACGTAAATCAATGTATGCAAAGGAGTTAGCAGATGCCAACGAATAAACAACCAGTAAACAATGTTAAATGGATAGATCGTAAAATGTTAAAAGGTAACAGTTACAACCCAAACCACGTAGCACCACCAGAATTAGAACTATTAAAAATAAGTATTATGCAAGATGGGTGGACACAACCCATAGTTATAAGAGAAGATAACGAAATTGTAGATGGTTTTCATAGGTGGACAGTATCACAAGATAAAGAAATATATGCATTAACTGATGGACTAGTGCCAGTAGTGCAATTAACTAATATAGACAAAGACCACCAAATGGCATCTACAATTAGGCATAACAGAGCAAGAGGTAGTCATAATGTTTTAAGTATGGCAGATATTGTAGTAAAATTAAAAGATGAAATGAATGTATCAGATGAAGATATAATGGAACTGTTAGGTATGGAAGATGAAGAAGTAGAACGACTATATGATAATAGTGGTATGACAGAACGTGGTTCTAAAGAAAGTTTTAACAAAGGTTGGAAGCCTAAAAAGTGAGTAATGCATTGAGAATTGATTTAAAAAATAGAATGGAATGTAAAACTGTCCGTATGTATATTGACGACAGATTAATAACAGTAACACTTGATTTTGAGTTTACTGAAACAGGTGCTACACCTGTTGCTATATGGGTAAGAGCTAAGCCAGATGAAAGTACGTTAGGTAGAGAATTACGTGCTAGTGGTAAATCAAATTCATTGTTGTTACAAAGTGGTTGGTCATTAAAAGAAATATCAGACACATTAACTAAAGATAACATTATGGGTTGTGCTGTTACTTATGTTGCAAAACATTTAGAAGATATATTTGCAGGTTCACAACCAGAAAAAACACCTCGTATGACAACTGACCCATACAAAATAAAATGATTACAGATAATTTACAACCAGAAGAAATAATTACAGTTGAAATACAAGCTAATGAAAGAATTGCATTTGATGGTGGTAAAGTAGAAGTAGATACTGGAAATAACTATTTAGATTTTATATTTGTATTTGGTGGCATACTAGTTTTATATATTGGTAAACGTATAATTGATAAATGGATTTAAGATATTATCAACCAGAAGTAGTTGCAGAAAAATTAAGAACGTTGTTAAGGCATTATTACGTTGGCATTGCTACACAAAAAAAATTATCAAAAGAACAAGATATACTAAAAGATCAAAAGTTTATCTATTGGCGAAAGTTAAATAAACCTGCTACAGACGCAAAAGCATTATCTACAATAGATACAGAAGTAATAGAGTACACACAAAAAATAATAAGATTAGATATTATTATTGCACGTTGTAGAAGTAAATTAGAATCATTTCAAGAAGAAATAGACAGCACAAAATATATGAATAGTGTAGTTAAAGAAGAATTAAAACTAGCTCAAATAAATGAAAGAACTATTGCAGATGTCAAAGTTTAAACAACAAATTGCAGGTAAACATTATTTAAGTTTCAAAATACAACCAATGGAATTTTTTATAGCAAATAACATAAGTAAAATAGATGGAGATATAATTCAGTATGTGATAAGAAATAAAGGCAATCAAATAGAAAACATAAACAAAGCAATACATTGCTTAGAATTAAAAAAAGAATACATACTAAAAAATGGCAGACTTACAAACAATATCAAAATTACTAAAGCTAAGTGATAGACGTGTACAACAGTTAGCAAAAGATGGTGTATTACCAAAAGCTAGTCGTGGTGAATATGATTCTATTAGATGTGTGCATGGGTATATTGATTATCTAAAAAATATAAATGGACAAGATGGTTCACCTCACGATTTTCTGTTACACAGAAATAGATTAACCAAAGCAAAAGCAGACTTAACAGAAATGGAAAAAGCCAAAACACAAGGCGAATTAATACCAAAATCAGAAATAAGAAACACGTGGTTACAGTTAATGTCGCTACTAAAAAGCAAGTTATTATCAATTCCAAACAAAGCCGCACCATATCTAGTTACAACTAATAACATAAACGAAGCTAAATTAATACTAAAAGAAAGGATTTATGAAACACTCAAAGAAATTGCAGAAACAAACATTGCAGACGAACAGCAAAGCGATGCAGGAAGTATTGAAATCAAGCCTAAGAATACTACAACCACCACCAAAGTTAACAGTAAGCGAGTGGGCAGATAATTACAGAGTATTAAGCCCAGAAGCTAGTAGTGAAACTGGTAGATTTGAAACTGCAAGAGCAATGTACCAAAAAGAAATTATGGATTGCATAAGCGACCCTACTATTGAAGAAATTGTTTTTATGTCTGGTTCACAAATTGGTAAGACTGAAATTTTATTAAATGCTATTGGTTACTATATTGCTTATGACGCAAGTCCAATATTAATGATACAACCAACTATTGAAATGGCACGTGGTTGGTCGCAAGATAGATTAGCACCGATGTTAAGAGATAGTCCTATATTAATGGACAAAGTAGCTGATGTTAAAAGTAGAGATAGTGGTAATACAGTATTACACAAACAATTTGATGGTGGTCATATTTCTATAGTAGGTGCTAATTCACCTGCTGGTCTTGCATCACGACCTATTAAAATTGTACTGTGTGATGAAATTGATAGATACCCACCGTCTGCAGGTACAGAGGGTGACCCAGTTTCACTTGCTAAAAGAAGAAGTGCTACGTTTTGGGATAGAAAAATAATTATGACTAGTACACCTACCACTAAAGGTGCTAGTAGAATTGAAAGTGCTTATGATGTTTCCGATCAAAGGCAATATCACGTTCCCTGCAAAGACTGTAATACAGAGCAAGTGTTAAAGTGGTCACAAGTTACTTGGGAAGAAAACCAACCAGAGACAGCACACTATGTCTGCGAAGATTGTGGTAGTTGTTGGGATGATAGCGATAGATTAAAAGCTATCAGTAGGGGCAGATGGATAGGCCGAGAAACATTTAATGGTAGGGCAGGTTTTCATTTAGCAGGTATCTATTCAGTATGGACTACATTAGAAGAAGCAGTAAAAGAATTTTTAGTTGCCAAAAAATTACCAGAAACATTACGTGTATTTATAAATACTTATCTTGGCGAAAGTTGGGAAGATGAAGGAGAACAACTAGATAATGAAGATGTAATGAAACGTGTTGAAGATTATGGTGAAAAATACCCAGAACAAATAGCAATAATTACAGCAGGTGTTGACGTTCAAGATGATCGTTTAGAATTAGAAGTAATTGGATGGGGTAGAGATGAAGAAAGTTGGAGTATGGAATATCATGTTATATATGGTGACCCATCAAGCCCTCAATTATGGCAACAGTTAGATGAAAAACTATCAGCAGAATACGAAACATTTGATAATCGTAAATTAAAAATAACTAGTA